CTGCACGTACCGGACGTTGGTGACAGGGGCGCCCCCGCCATCTCCGCGTCAAATCGCTTTGCGACCGAGGTTCCAATTCGAGATCCTGCGGTTGAAGGACCTCTCAAGCGGATCTCACTGGCGCTCTGCGACCGCATTCCCAAGATGACGAGTGAGGAGTGGTTGGCCATTGAGGCGGATATGAGGGCCGGCGGCCATGTCCCGGCCTCACTGAGCCCAGCGCGTGCTGAGGAATTCGTGCGCGTTCGCAATGAAATTTTGGACAACATGGTGAGCGGCAGGACCGTGGAGGATTGGATCGCCCGGATGCGGCCCCTAAACCTGCGAACATTCCAGACGTTCAACAAACACGAGCATTATCCTGAAACGCCAGACAATGCGCACAAGGCCCCCCGTCTCATTGCGGCCCCCGCGCTGTCCGTGCGCGCGTACTACAACATCCTGGGGGTCATTCAGGGGTGGTTGATAGCCTCACTGCCCGATTGCAACATCAAAGGTCTCAAACCCGACGAGTACCGCGCCCGCCTCCACAGAATCGCTGGGGGCCATGCGTCAGTTTGCAACATTGACACCAGTTCATTCGAGTCCTCCGTCACGGCAAGCGACCGAAGCAACTTTGAGGCGGAGCCCACCCTGGCCTGTGTGGCGAGGGTTGCCCACACACACAACTTCATCAAGGCGATGTACCGCATAATCGAGACGGTGCCCACGAAGTTCATTGTCGGCCCCCTGACGGTCACGGCAAGGCCAGGGGTGCGCGCTTCTGGGGAGGGGGTTACGTCCAGCGGAAACTGGCTAATCTCGGCGGGGCGGGCCGCCCACTTTGTGCAGCGCGTGGAGGCCAGCCTTGGGCAGCCACCGATGGACGCGGCCGCTGCTGTCGAGTACATCTTTAAACACGGAATGTACGAAGGGGATGATGTTACCCTTGGTGTCCGTGCTGAGTTGCCTGAGAAGCTGGTCCATGAGATATACGGGTCCATGGGGGCCAAGGTTACCAGCGTCCAGAAGCCCCTCTGCGAGTTCCTGAGGATGGAACATTCCCGGCACGGCACGTCAGACATCATGACGTCGCGGGACCGTATATCATCCTGGTACTGGATATCCGACTCCAGGGCCCTGAAGAGTGAGAACG